AGAGTATAAATATAAATCTCTCCAAGGATTGGTTGCACTACCTAAATCATAAGAACCCGTAGTAGCACCATCTGGAGTATGTGGTACAATTGAACCAGTTGATATAATCGCTACTATTTCAGGATTAAACTCTTCTTCTGCACTTCCAGATGTTGGAAATAATTCAGAACCACTTATGTTAAGTGTACCAACAATATCTACTGGAAGCTTAGGATTTTTTACTCCTATACCTATTCTTGAATTAGCTTTGTCTATTGATAATGGAGTAGCCGAACCAGTACCGTCTGCTACCTCATTACTAGATGAAATTTGAAGTAATTTTTGAAAATTACTTGATATTACTTTATTCTTTAAGTTGCCCATTTAAAGTCTCCACGAAAATTACGATAGTGTTTCTCATAAATAAATATTAAATTTTGATAATTTTCCATTGTTTAATTACCTTACTCTACCAACTATATTTACATTAGGATTTTTTAATTCAAATACTGTTGGTGTTGAAATTTTTGGTGGTTTAATAATTGATTTATCTTCATTCAAAGCTGCTTCAAAATCATAAAAATATCCATAATTTTGTGTACCTTGAGAATCAATTTGAACCTCACCTGTGTTTGGATTTATTGAATAACGATAAGTTCTGTTTACTAATGCATCTCCACTACCATTAGATGCATTGTAATCTTCATTTTGTGTTATGGTTACATGTCCAATAGAACGAACACCTTCTACACCCATCAATTCATATTCTAAATCACTTAAAAATATTGGTTGATTAAATTGCATTTTATCTATTCTAAAATATTCCTTTATAACATTATTACAAAGTATATTTACTTGTTCTTTATTTGCATACTTGTCAACGATAACATCAAAAAACACACCAAAGTTTACAACATACCCATCAGTAAAAATTAAAGAATCAGTTAATATTCTAAACTGGTCTAGATAAGTTGATATATTATCCATCATAATTTTTGGGATTTTATCATTAGATTGTATGTTTGCGTTGTTAGCATTTGGATTTCCAACCAAATTTTTTGCTGAATTATATCCTAATAAATAAATTCTTACAGATGAATTATATGTAGCATCAACAAGAGAAGTTGATAAGTCACCATATTGTGTAGCCACATTAGCCCCTAATTCACTTACATATGAAATTCCTTCAGTACCTGCGGCTTCAGCCAATCGTAATTCTAATATTCGAGTATAAACATCTTGTGCAGTGTTTGTTTCAAATGCAGTTTTAGCAAAATCTAAAAATTCTGAATAATTTGATGCAAACTGATTTATATTTGTATTTAAATTATCAATCGATATTCCAAATTGTTGAGATGGTTGATAGAATAATTCATCTATTGTTCCAACATTTCTTGTAACATAAACTTTTGCTATATTTCCTATTTTAGATGGTAGATTCATTATTCTAGCTTCGAAGTCTTCTTTAGTTACACATCTGTTTTGAGTTGTAAAGTAAGCTTTTGTTTTTTCTCTTATCTCATCAATTGTTTCTTCATCTCTACCACCAATAGCAGGACTATTATTAGTTACAGATAAATCATCTATATCAATAGTCGCTGATGAACCAGGAGCAACCTCACCTGATAAAATAGTTGATATATCACCACTTGGAATATTTGCACTTATACCACCACCTACACGATAAGTAATTGTTAAAGTTGTATTGTTTGGTGTTTCTCCAAGTGTTGAGTACTCATCACCTAATAATGGATTTATAGAAGAGTCTATATCATTTTGTTGTCCTGGTATTACAATCCCAACTTGTTCCAAATCAATAAATTGGCTATTTAAATCATTTCCATTTTGTAATATACCATTACCAAAAACCAATGATGTTGTATTATCTTCATTTGTTTCACGAGTAAATCTTTTCCCAACTTCAAGATATTGAAGTGAATATGGAACGGCAGTAGCCTCTGATTCATTATCCGATGAATTGTAAGCATCAGTTCTAGATGAATCATTTGTATAATGAGTTAAAACAGGAACTCTATCTTGTGCTAAATAATCAACTTCATACCAATTATTTCCATTTGAATCAACGCAAGAAATAATATCAATAACATTTGTATCCGAGATAGTTATTTTTTTGAATTTTTGAGGAGCTCCTATGTTAAAAGAAATTGTTTTAGTTTTAGCACTAACAGCTCTTACTGTTCTTTTCAAAGTATAAGTATCTGCTAGTCCAACTTCATTAAATGATGCGATTTCACTTGTATCTACAGATTGTGAGCCTGATATTTTAAAATCAACAAAGTCTAATGTTTCAAAAATTAATGAGGAATCTGTGCCATAAACTTGCACACCGGGTTTAAAAACTCCACCTGTTGAATAATCAACAGTGCTTCTATCATTTGCATTAGCATTTAAATTTTGTGAAAAAGTTAAATCTACATAAGATGGAACTATTGGTTTTACTTTATAACCAAACATATTTGCTAAATTTATTACATTTCTTCTTTCTTCTGCTAATGGTAATAACATCTCACGATATTGTTGGTCTACATAAAATGATAACACATCACCAACATATGCATTCATTTCTAATAACATCATACCAGGAGAAGTTTCATTAAAATCTCTATATGAATTTGGAAAATAAGATTTTGTATAATTCATAAGAGAACTTTTTAAACTACTAAAATCTTTATTTAAATAATTTACATTAGATTTTGAAAATTTATTTTTATTATATGTAGCCATTTTTTATCTCCATTAGTATCCACCACCACCAGCTGTACTATCACCTGAATCTGATATTTCACTTGAAAAATCTAAACTTACTGAATCAATAGTATTTGGATCTTGTACAATATTAAAAATTATTTTTACTAAAACTTGGGTTGGAGATACACTTGTATCTTCATTATTTGTAATTACTTCAATGTTATGAACTTCCACAAAAGGTAACCATATTTTTAAAGCATCTAATATTCTATTTTGTATAGTGAATATAGTTGTTTCATCAATTTGTTCAAATAATAATTCTCTTAAATCTAAACCAAGGTTTGGTTGCATCAATCTTTCACCTGTATTGGTTCTACACAAATTGACAATATTGTTTTTTACAGCTTCAATAGTTGTTGAAGTTGTTGCAAACCAACCATCACTTGCATCTTCTCTTCTTAATGGTAAAGATAAACCAACTTTTATGTTCGAATCATTATCAACTAAATATGGTTTTCGTGATGTATCTTGTACAGCCATTATAATAAGTCCTCAATATCTTCTTTTAATAATTCTACAGTTGTATAATTTTGTTGACCATCTGTAGTATCAACATTAAATTCAGATTGTGTTCGTGGA